CAATTTGCTTCATCCGTAAATATTCCTCTTAACTCATTGCTCGGTAGTCGCAGCGGCGTACTTGCGTCCGCAAATGATGAGCAGTCACTTGCCATGATGGCAATGCAGCGTCGTGACGGGTGGCTCGATTATCTTATTTCTGTGTTCGTCGAGCGTTTAATTAAATTCGGCATCATCGACAAAGCGCCAGAGGCCGGATATTACTGCAAGTGGAATGACTTGCTGGAGCCTACGCAGAACGACAAGGCAGAATTGATTGTCAAGCTGGCGCAAGCTGCGCAGAGCGCTGCGAATGCAGGTTTGGACCCAATCCTGACGGCAGATGAAATTCGCTCATTCCTTGGCCTTGATCCAATAAAATTACCAGGCGGCATGAGTGAGGATGACCCATCACAAGAGGAGTGATGATATAATAAATGTGCAGCTAGGGGGCGCCCGAAAAGATGAACGTAGACATCCTGCTGCATCCTCAGTCTACGAACCTACTACGAGGTTAATCATGGCAAAAAGACTCACCACGGAAGACTTCATTTCTCGCGCCAGGCAAAAACATGGCGATAAATACATTTATGATAAGTCTGTGTTTTCTTGAACGAAAAAACAAGTAACGATAACCTGCAAAAAACATGGCGATTTTACTCAAAAAGCGGAATGCCATCTTGCTGGTTACGGCTGCGAACTTTGCGCCAGAGATGTTCGGGCAAGAAAGTTAATGACATCAAATGATGAATTTATCTCTAAAGCTAAAATGGTTCATGGTGATAAATACTCATATGACAAGTGCATATACTCAGGAAATCACAGGAAGGTGTTGGTAACATGTCAAAAGCATGGTGACTTTTCACAACAACCGGCAAACCATCTATCAGGAAATGGCTGTCCATCATGCAAACTTGAGCTCCTGTCTGAAAAGTTCAGCGATAATAAAGCCTCATTCATAACAAAAGCAAGAGCAATTCACGGAAGAAGATACTCATACGAGAAAGTTAATTACATGAAAAGTTCAATAAAAGTGTGTATTACGTGTCATATCCATGGCGATTTCTATCAGACACCTAACTCGCACTTGTGGGGGTCCGGTTGCAATAAATGCACAGCTTATGGGTTTAAACCTGCAAGTGTATATGTGGCTGAAATGGATGGGGCGTGCAAGATAGGTGTAAGCAACAACACTGAAAGAAGAATGAAAAGCATATCAAAATCAGCAGGGAAAACTGTCGCTGTGGTTGCTGAGTACTCATTCCCATCATGGGCTGACGCGAGAAAGGCTGAATCAATGATACACAAAGAAATAAAACATAAAAATGCAGGGTTAACCGGATTTGATGGGTCGAGAGAATTTTTCAATATATCAACCCATGAGGCGGCCGAATTGGTTTTAAAGCATGGAGGAAGAGTGAAATGAAAATCCTCAGACTTAACGCCCGCCTGCCACAGCCAAGGGTGTCGCAAAGCCTGACTGACCCGTTAGGATCAGCGCCACGGCTTAATAAGATGGATAAGGATATCGCCTCCAGATACAAACGCATTCGCGCGGCTCTTCTTGAGCTGTTCCGCAGCATTCCAGTAAGCGAAAGGAATGCTGAATCAAGTGGTAATTATTATTATGATTTCAGCGCCTCGCGTGCTGCGTCGTTCATGGATGAACTGCAACGCCTGCTTGACCAGTTTTTGCTTGAGGGCGATACATTCGACCATGGGCAGATGTGGGCCAATATTCATATTGGCGACGCATGGGCCGCCGGAACTCAAAAAGCAAACTCAGAACTGTCAAGCCTGTCAAGTCTCTACGCTGAACAGCGACCTATGGCAGCCATCCTGTATAGCGAGCCATACCTTAACCGTCTGCAACTGGCGTACACTCAGGGGTACTCAGACTGGTCTGGGCTGAGTGACTACACCAGACAGCAGGTTGCATCGGTTGTAATGGAGGGCATTGCCCGCGGCGCCAACCCTCGTGACATTGAAGACGATATCGTCAAGCGCGCCGACGTATCTCATAGTTACGCACGTTCTATCGCGCAGACCGAGATAACTGGCGTACTGCGTGAGTCAAATCGCAAGGAAGTGATTGAGGCACGCGAGACGCTTGGCATTGAAACCATCATGCTCTGGCAGTCGGCGCTAATGAAGACGACCCGTGCCACTCATGCCGCGCGTCATGGGAAGTATTACACCCCGGAAGAGATTGATGAGTTCTACAGCGAAGGAGCAAACCGCAGGAATTGTCACTGCGCGCAGACTCCAGCATTGGTAATGGATGGCAAGCCTGTGATACTTGAAAAAACGCAGGAAAGACTCGATAAGCAGCGTGAGGCTTGGCAGGATGCACACAAGAAAGCCGCCTGATGGCGGCCTCTGTCAAATATTACTTTTCTTGTTGTGAAGGGTGCGCATAGACTCAAGCCATTCTATTTTGTTCATTTAAATAAACCTCTCTAAGTTCACCCATCACGCTCAGCCATGCTGCATGCTCATCCATGCCGCGCATCACCAGCCTTACGTAGCGATTACGGGCCTTAAACATCAGTAGCGGGCACATTATTTGTCGCCCACCGTTGACAGGCAGACTTCACGGGCGACAGCGGCCACTTCTTTCGGTGTCTTGTCTGTCATTTTGTATGCCCCATCTACGATAGCCTTGCTGAGTTGGTTAAATTCAGCGCTATACTGGCCTCCAGAAGAAACCATCAGCGCGAGCTGCTTTGATACGCCAGCATCACGGGCTTCTGCTGCCGCTTCACCGAGCTCACCAACTGCATTGCAAAACTCGCCAGCCGACGCACCAAATGAAGCCATTGCGAATACTGCTGCTGCGATTAATTTTTTCATTTTTTACTCTCCTGTGTTTGTGTATCTACATCATCGCTTACGATTCAATCTACGTCAAGACTATTGTGATAAAATAATCTGCATCACCGGAGGTAAAAATGAAACTATCGCAGCGTGGCATTGATTTAATTAAACAATTCGAGGGTTACAGCTCGAAGGCATATCCAGACCCAGCCACTGGCGGAGCGCCGTGGACTATCGGTTACGGTACAACCAAAGGCGTTAAGCCAGGCATGGTTATCACCGCACAGCAAGCGGAAAAGATGCTGCGTGACGACGTAGCGAAATTTGAAAGCGGCGTCTCGTCACTCATCACCGCCCCAACAACTCAGGGCCAGTTTGATGCAATGGTGTCGCTGGCCTATAACATCGGCCTTGGTAACTTTGGCAAATCAACCCTGCTGAAAAAGCATAATGCCCGCTGCTATACCTGCGCTGCTGACCAGTTCCGGGTATGGAATCGCGCTAATGGCAAAGTCATGAACGGACTGACCAAGCGCAGGGCGGCAGAACGTCAGGTCTACATGTCATGAAGCGCATCAGTAACTGGCTTATCGGCATTTGGGCATCATTCTGCTCGCTGATTCAGCTCTGGCCTGACGCCATGGTTCATGTGTGGGCTTTCATGCCTGAAGACCTCAGGTCTGCCATTCCGCCTATTGCGGTCAAGGCGATCAGCTACAGCATCCTTCTTGCCTCGCTGTTTGGAAAAATGCACGGCATGAAGAAAGAGATTAAGGCGCTGAAAAATGATTCTGCAAATCCTCAAGGCTAACTGGAAGGTTGTTGCGGCCATTATCGGCGTAGCGCTACTGGCGCTGATTATCTACGGGAAGTGGGTCAATTACGGGAAGGCGAAATATAACTCTGGATATCTGGCAGCCGTGGAGGCGCAGAAGATAAAAGATAAAGAGGCAAGCGAACAACATGAGCAAGATAAAAAGACCATCGAACAGGAAGCGCAGAGTCGCATTGATGCCGCGCGTGCTGACGCTTCCGCTGCTGCTGTTAAGTCTGGCAGGTTGCAGCAACAGCTCGCCACAATCAGAAAGCAGCTCGTCGATTATTCCCGCACTGAGTCCATTGGCAATCCAGCCTCAAACACCGGAGTTTTGCTTGCCGACGTGCTCAGCAAATCTGTCGAAAGAAACAGACAACTGGCAGAATACGCTGACTCAGCAAGAGAAGCAGGATTGACTTGTGAGGCTCAGTACAACTCTCTGCGCAATAAAAAAGCCCCATAAAGGGGCTTTGTTTTAAATTAGTTCCACGGAGTTATGCATAAAGCGCCTCCATTTTGTAACCAAACATGATTGCGTTTTGATGCTCAACACTACCAGCAAACGCCAGATAGCGGCGCCCACGATTGCTGGTGATGATGTAGGCCTTTGGTACTCTATTCTGCCTTACCGGCATTATTTACCAGCCTCCTCTGTCACTTTATCATTGGCGGCAGCGCGAAACAGAGTCGCGGTCAGATAAAATCCACCAAGCCAGAAATAACCAAGCGCGAACATCACTGCTATTTCGCAAAATGTCGTCACAACCTGGTATTTATGATGAATCCATAGCGGCTTTTTGTAGCGAGCAACGGATTTATCAAGAAGGTCTTTGCTTGACAGCAAGCCAACCGATGCAATGATTGACGCAATCGACATGAACCAGAAAAAAGCCATTGCCATATTGTATGCATACACATTCTGCATAAACAGGCCGAAGTAAATCAGCGGCCACGTCAGGAAGATATCCCATGCGATGTTTCTCAGGAGTCTTTTCATAGTTTCACCATCGACGCTTTGCTAACGCTTTTGTTGATGTGCTGGATGCACTTGATAATCACCCCGACCTCATCGTGAGTAAACAGGCTGCAATCATATGCAGCATTGACTTTGTCGCCAGTCACTTCAATAGTCAGGTGCTTGCCTTTTAATCGCGCGGCAAACCCATTGCACTCAAAGTGTCCTGATTCTTGCGCTGCATTATCCGCGCATGCATTGGTAACTTTCATCACTTTATCTCCCCACTCAGTTCATTAACAATTAATGTTGCATAGCCAGCAATGTCTTTCCAGCTATCGTCGTATGTCGGGTCGCCATTCAGGATGCGGCCAATTTTATGCTGAATCATGTCTAGCGCCTCCTTCTGGCTCGCCGTCAGGTTATTCCAGCCGTCAACGTCGCGCATGGTATCCTTCAGTGATTGCATGATATCTGCACCGTCTTTGAACTTCCCGTAGCGAGTGCCGCGCTCGGTGATGAGGGCTTCTGTTTCATCACTGCCGCCAATGTTGGCATCATGCCACTTGCCGTCCATTATCAATTCACCAGCTTTCACGCGGCATCCTGGTGAACTGGCGCATCCATTCAAATCATCCTCGTCGGTGATTGGCTCACGATGAGCGACAACAATATCACCAGCCTTTTCGATATCCTTATCTCGTCCTGCATAATCCGCGCTGAGCCAGTAGATTTTTCCACTGGTTGCCGACCTCACAACCAGGACGGCATCTTCATGGCCGTTAAAATAATCAGCGCTTCCCTTCAGATATTTGTATTTCATCACTCACCTCTCAACGTAACTTTGTTTTTCTCATCCACGCTGAAGTGTTCGCGCACAAACGCATACATTTCTTCAGCACTCCATTCACGCATTGCTACATAGCAGTGCGCGTAATATCTGACATCTCGCAGGCTTAACGGCTGGCGCTTAGCGATAATCTCAGTCAGTACTTCCAGTGGTTCTTTGCGTTGTCTCGCCATTGTCGCTCTCCTGTGAAATCATCTTGACTAATCTACGTCAATTAGTCAATACTAGGTGTTGTAGATTGTATCATAGTTGCGAGGAGTGGTGTGGAATGAAGAAGTGGCAGGAGGTGACAGAGGTTCATAAGCGCGATTGCCGGGAGACTCTGCAAATGCTTAATGTGCCAGAGTCAATCATTAAATCTATCGAGCAGCGCATTGATCTGGCTGCTATGGAGGCCGCCCATGAAGCCGAGGAAGCGCAAATGTTGTCATGGATGGACAGAACTCTACCGGGCGTTTTACATTGTGGTAAGACTACCGATTGAAGATGATGACGGGTATCTGCATAACCATAGTCAGGTACTCAAATATTATGGCGTTCACTATAAAGTGCTAATGGAGAGAAAAAATGACTACTGATCAGGTGTATGAAAAAGAGTTGCTGAACAAGCTGGAAGAACTCGACCGCACTCGCGCTTGGGTCGAAAGCGAATTGCGCGAGGTTCGCAACCGTATGCAACGGCAAGTTAACCGCGAAATTATCGAGTGGCGAGAAGGGCGCCCGCATTTCAGCAATATTGGTGAATGGGTGGCGAAATGAAACCAATGATGAATGATGAAGGGTTGCTGGAGTGTCCTTTTTGCGGTAGCAATGATGCTTACAGCGATAGTCAGGGAGACGATTTTTTCGTTGCCTGTGCAGAGTGTGGTAATGGAACTGACTACTGGCTATTGCTGGATGACGCCGTAAAGAAATGGAACACCCGAAACGGCCACCTCTATACCGCTGACGACTACAAACAGGATGCACTGGAGCGCGCAAATGGACTTTAAAACGCAAATACTAACGGTGATAGAGCGCTGCGGCGGCGCAACCAATGCCATGATACGCAAGCAGACTGGCATGACAAACCGTGCCAGCGTTACCGGCTATCTGATTGAGCTGGAGGGTATGGGATTTATTATTAAAGAGGAAGCAATTAGTCATGGTCGGCGCTGCTTTAAGTATTTCCTCAATCCCGATAATACCGCGCTTGACCTTGCAATTCAGACCTATCTTGAGGCGAACCCTGGGCGCAAGAGCAAGCAGATAGCAGAGGCTGTCGGCGTCAATTACACCATCCTCAAGGCACGCATGCGCTATCTGGCAAGCATTGGTCAGGTTGATCGTGAAATGCTTCCCGGCGGCGCGTGGAAATATTACTGGCAGGAGATCATCCCATTTGGCATGAGCCGTGACAGGATGATGTTTGAAAAGCTGCTTGCCGGGGCGCGCCAGTCATGTGGGCGGTAAAGCATAAATCAGGAACCGTGCTGTTTGTCACCAATTGTGAACGCACAGCCAATAATCGCAGAGAGATGGGGTGGATAGTGGAAGAAACAGAATGCCAGCACGAATGGGTTAGCAAAGGAAGCTATCCAGATATTTATTATGTATGCATGTGGTGCGGAGAGTGTGCTGATGACGAAAATGACGAGTAGAGAGCAGTTTGAGGCGTGGTTTGAAAAGTGGTTTGGTGACAAACCATTATCTGGATGGAGTGAGTTATGGTGCGGTGACGGGTACTCGTCAGAAACAATTGATGCAATGTGGGAATCATGGCAAGCATCACGGCAAGCGGTTGAAATTGAGCTTCCGGCTATCGAAGATAAAAGATGGTATTCATCATCCAATGGCAAGTTTAGAGAGGTTGGTTTTTATCTTGCTGTTCGTAAAATCATTATTAGTCACGGGTTGAGGGTGAAAAAATGAAACTACAACTTAACGAAATCATGGAAGCAACAATCAGCGAGCTGGATGACATTGATATGACGCTTGCTTTTGAGATTGAGGCTATTGAGCGCCAGCTTGCCGGTAATCATGATGCAGGCAAGGTATGGAAAGAGAAGGCAATGAAAGCGCGAGACCATATGAAACGCACCCGCGCGCTGGTTCGCACTCGACTTGATAAGCTCTATTACGGCGAAGAAAGAATGTTACACGGCGCCATTCTGGCTGAAATCCGCAAAACGATGCCTGTCGGGAAATTCATGGATGCCGTAAACCGCGCAAAAGTTAACTGCGGAATGTTAAATAAGAATAGTCCTCAATAAATTCTCTTTCGTGGCTGTTACCTTGCACTCAGGAGGTAGCAGCCATGCCAATCATACTGATATCATTCTTTGCTACTCTTTTCGCTTTTACCGCGTCTCCGCTTTACCTTCTTGCGTCCGTTTCGTGGTGCATATTTATGGTGTGTTATAATCCGGGCATAAAGTAAGCGCGGAGAAAGGTCATGATTGTCAAAATTGGCGACAAGTGGGTCGTTAAATCTAAGGATGGCTCGCACCAGTTTGGCGAGTACGACACCGAAGAGGCGGCGAAAAAGCGCCTTGCTGAGGTGGAAGCATTCAAGCACATGAATAATAAATTACAGGTTAACATCCTGTACACCATCAACTCAGCCAGCAACATCGGTGAAAAAATCATTGATGGCGAACCGCACTATGTCATCAAGAATGTCGTGCCGGTGGTGGATGATATTGTCATGAACGGCGGCCTGTACCCTGGCGATGAGATTAAAAAATCATTCCATGGTCTTGATGGAAAACCGGCACCATATGACCACCCGAAGATTGACGGCAAATACGTATCGGCCAACATGACGCGGGCCGCCAATCAGTTCGGCGTTGGTGCATGGATTGAGAACTCATCCCATGACGGCAGTAAGGTGCTGGTAGACCTTTATATTAATAAGGTTGTAGCCGAGCGATCTGATAAGGGCCGGGAGTTGCTTTCGAGAATTGATGGCCTCAAAGTTAACAGCGCTGACGCTGAGCCTGTTCAGGTGTCTACCGGCCTGTTACTCAACCGTGAGCAGGCATCAGGAACTTCCAAGGGTAAAAAATATTCCTGGATTGCCCGGAATATGGAGTGGGACCACCTCGCCATTCTTCCGCCTGGTATTCCCGGTGCTGGCGGCCCTGCTGATGGTGTCGGTATATTTGCTGCTAACGGAGAAGACATTGAGCGCGTTGTAGTTAACCTTGAGGAATCGGCAATGCCAGACGAAAGCGCAAACAAAATCAAATGGTGGCAGCGTGCAATCAATCGCCTTACTGGCAATCAATTGTCATTCACCGATATTACCGCGCAGCTCCACAATATCATCAAGGCCGAGATGTCAGACGACTCATGGCCTTATATCGTCGCCGTTTATGATAATTACTTTGGCGTTGAGATTGACGGCACCATTTATATGCAGTCCTACATCGTCCGTGAGGATATGGTAGAATTAGTCGGTGAACGGGTTAAGGCTGTTTATAAGACAGAGCTTGAACCGGTAAAAACAACTCAAGGGGAAATCTCAATGACTAACGAGGAATTACAGGCTGTATTAGCCGATGCCCTCAAACCGGTTCAGGAATCGTTGACCGCAGTCAACCAGAAACTGGCCGATGTGGAGGCGCAAAACAAAACCCTACGCGACCAGCTGCAAGCCAATGCAGCACAGGAAGAAACCGCAATGCGCGCCGCCATTATGGCTGAGCTGAAGTTGCCGGAATCTGCTGTTAATGCGCTGACTGGCGAAGCACTGCGTGAAACCTATGCACTCACCAGTAAAGCGGCTCCGATTTCCGGTGGGTTCCAGCCGAACCGTGCCGAAGAAGATTTTGATATGGAGGCACCTGAATAATGGCTACTATCCGTTATGGCACCATCATTGGTGGCCCGGCTCGCAAGAACGACCCGCAGATTCGTGAAGGCATCATGAAGGTAGCGTTGAAGCCGGGCGCACTGGTTGACTTCGATGCTGCCGATGACAAAATCATCGAACACGCTACCGATGGTGGTCAGGGTTTCCCTTATGTGCTCCAGCATAACTACCTCGGTGGTGGTGATGTATCTGAAGATGTTCCCGCTGGCGCTACTGGCATGGCTGTGCAGTGTGAATTTGGCGTCACCTATCACGCACTGGTTGCTAAATCTTCCGAACTGAAGAAAGGCACTCCGCTGGCAAGCGATGGCGCAGGGGCGCTGAAAGTTGCTGCTAATAAGGATAATATCCTGTTCTATTCCTGTGAAACTTACACCGTTGCCTCTGGAGGCGCTGAACTGGTTGCAGTTCGTCGTGCTGGCAATGCTTCCATGCCTGCTGGAGCTTAATAATGGAAAAGATTATTTTTACCAAAGACTTGGTAGCCAACTCCGCAGTGGTGGCTGACCAGTGGAAACATCTCACCATCGACCGTAAAGTGTTCTGCAATGCAGAAGCTGAACTGGCGAAAACCTACGGTGTTAACGCCACCGCACTGGTAACGAAAGATTACTGGCGCGACGTGGATAACGTCACCACCCGCGTTTTCCGCAACGAAGCTGGTCAGGATATGATGGCTGACCTGATGGGTATCGCGGCAAACATCAACATCGGTAAGACCGTGGCAATTAGTCGCATTGCTTCCGATGCTGGTAAGGTCGTCCGCACCCTGTCTGGTCAGGAACCGGAAGATTTGGATAAAACTCGCTACGATTACACTGGCGATGTGATTCCAATCTTTAAGACTGGATACAGCCGCGAATGGCGCGAACTGCTGGGTATGCAATCTGAAGGTTTTGACCCGCTGCTGGATGACCAGGCTAACGTCACCTTCAACCTGCGTTCCGACATGGCGCAGTACCTGCTGACCGGCGACCAGACTCTGAACGTGAACGGCGTGTACACTGGTTACGGTATCACCAACCACCCGAACACCATTCAGGTTAACCTGAGCACCGATTCCCCCGGCCTGGATATCGACCTGCAAACCGCAACGCCAGATAAAATCGTGACCTTCTTCAATCAGGATTTCCAGGCTATTCTGGATGCGCAGAACGTATTTGAGCAGGTGACTCTGTGGGTTTCCCCGGCAGTGCGCCGCAGCTTCATGCGTCCGTATTCTGATGCGGCCGGTTTCAAAGGCGGCACTGTTGAGCAGTACATCACGCAGTTCGGCAATGGTCGCATCGGCAAGATTGGCACCAACTTCCTGCTGACTGGCAACCATTTCGTTGGTTACGTTCGCAACGACATGTACATCCGTCCGCGTGTTGCTCAACCTGTTTCCACCTACGCAGCAGCCCGTACCAACCCGCACGATAACTTTAACTTCCTCGTGTGGTCAGCTTTTGGCCTGCAAATCCGTAAGGATTTCAATGGTCGAAGCAAAGTTTTCAACGGCTACGGCACGCAAACCGCGCTGTAAAAATAAAGGGGCGAAAGCCCCTTTTAACTATCAGAGGTTATCATGGCTAAATACGAAGTTATCGCCAGCGGAATCTTTGTCAAGGATAAAGACGGTCGCCTGCGTGAGCTTGCTATTGGCGATATCATTGACGAATCAAGCCCGCACATTGAGTCAAAACTTCGCCCGGTTAGTGAGAAGATTCTGGAAGTGGCAACCCCACAAGAATCACAGCCAAAGGCGAAGAAAACTAAATAGAAAAGCCCCGCGAGGGGCTTTGGTTTATTTTAGCGTGAACCAAACCTTATCTTCTTTTTCATGCAAGTGGTCGCGCTCTTTTGGTTCTGGAAAATCCTTTGGGGCTAACCCCATCTCGCAAGCAGTATCAAAAGAAACATCATCTTCGTCAATGCTGTCACTCATCACTAAATCCTCATTGGCATAACGATAACTTTGGCAGTCTCGCCAGTAGGCGCACTGATGTTTGCGACGGCGGCGTTGATGTTGCCATTCAGGTCAAAGCGAACCGCCTCAAATTTCGGGTTAAACAGCTTTGCCAGCTTCTCTACATCTGCCAGATATTTGGCGTTGAAGCAGATTTGCTCTGTTGCCGCAGTCTGCTTTGGGATAACACGATCAATGTCAGGGAATCGGCCATTAATCTCAGAGCAGATACCTGCGCCTACCATGATTTCATGTTCGTCATGGTAGGTGACAATGTTTGTTTCAGTGTCCAGTAACGCATAGGAATAACGCTTAGTTGGCGACTTGCTTACTGACACGATAACGTTATCTTTCAATTTATTTTCATGCTTACTGGCAATCATGGCGCGATGACCGTCAGTAGCGGCAACGCGACCATCAGGCATAAAGCAAATGCCATTCAGGTAATAGCGAACATCCTGTTTGGCCTGGAACATCAACGCGCCTTCAAGAATTAACTTGCTGATTTTTAATTTCATCACTTCACCTTTATCATGTGTTGTTTTGCAACCTTCAGGCATTCATCGAAAATCTTGCCCTTCTTTTCACTCTGGTTGCGCCTGTAGTGGGTAATTGCAGCCTCTATGGCCGCGTTGTCGATGCCTGGCAGTTTTTCGCGCAGGTTTTTCTCTATGAACTGTTCGTGGTTCATTACCAACTCTCCACCACATTTGCGCATTCATCATAAAATAAGAAATGCCTTGTTTTTTCTTCGTAACGCTTCATTTCAAATGCGATTATGTCCTCCTGATAGTGAATTTTCTCCACCTGGCGAGCCACGCCGTCTCGCATTAGGATGTGATCGCCTTCTTTTATGTTTTTTGCAACAGTGCCAATTGTAATCATCACAGCTTCTCCAGAATCGCCAGCACTTCACTCAACTCAGCGGAAGGAAGACGCAAAAACTCCTCGGTCTCCTGTGCGACATGACCCTCAGCGACAACCATATGATCTGCTTCTTTCAGCAACTGAATCAGGCGGTCAATCGGCTTAACTTTTTTGGCCTTGAGCGTTTTAGCCGTCACCTTATCCTTGCCCTGCGCTTTCGCTTCCTCAACGGCAGCATCAATAACGTTAACTGCATCATCTCCATGCTCGCGCGCCACTGCAACAGCGTTGGCATAGCTGATTTGGCCTGCGTTGATACGTTGCTTGATGGCATCAGGTACGTCACCAAGTGACAGGTGCATCTGCACATCAGAAACTGAGCGACCGACCTTCTTGGCGATTTCTTCATTCGTCCACCCGAACCCTTTCAGGCGCACATACGCCTTTGCACGCTCAAGCGGGTCGAGTTGCTTACCCTGACTGGATGACACCATGAAGGCGATTTTATCCGCTTCATCGCCGGTGAAGTCTTTGCACTCAATGCGCGCAATTGGTACGCCGCGCTCAATAGCTCGCAGCGCGCCAAGATAACGATGCTGGCCGTCAAGAATCTTAATGCGCTTTCCGGCAGCATCAGGAATAACAGTTAACGCCGGGATTGGCTGTCCTGATTCCCAGCACTGCGCGAAGTATTCAACGTGCTGCTCATCGGCTTCGCGGATGTTGTACCCCGGCTCAAGATAAAGCTGGTCGACAGGAACCTGATAACCTTTGTTGACCACGATTCCGCCGCGAGTTTCTTTGTCTGAGTAAATTTTTCCGAGAGATGTCATCTTTTCCTCACTTTGATAAACAGATTGCGCTGGCAATGGCGAATCCGATAACGATTAATGCCAGCTTTATTTTGAACTTATCCCACGCTTTCAGGTCTTCTTTGCGGATTTCGTGGCGGATCATTGTGATTCTCCGATGGCTTTAGCAATTGCGGCATAAGCCTTGCTCAAAGCAGTGGCATTCCTTTTTGTTGGCGTAGTGAAGACTACAAGCATCTCCAGAGCCTCCAGCAATTCCGGCGCAGCGGCCATCATTCGTTGGTTGGCAACTTGAACCTCAACTTCAGGGTCAAACTCAACCCAGCCGACAGGAATAATCATTCCATAAGACTGGTCGTCCTCTGTTGATTTTGGCCCTATTGCCCTGCTGTTATCTCCAAACCACGGCCCCGGCGTACCTTTGAATTCATTCATCTTCATCACCTCTAACATTTATTGTTGTTTCTACGTCATCACTATAGCGACACCCTCAATCTACGTCAACACTTTATGATAAAATTAAACCAACAACACTCACCCCGCGCTGTTCCGTCCTGAAAAACGTAAGGCGGCGAAATTGGATATAGCAATCGGCGTTATCGTCATAGCGTTTTCGCTGGTTCAGGTGTACAGATGCTGGAAGTTCATCATTCGGAGAATAATTAATGAGAGACGCGCTTCAGCACGCCGCAAACCAGATAATTAGTGGCACTGTCGGCCAGGTAATCGACAAAGCCGGTTATACATCCATCGGCACGGGTCTTGGCCTGAAGGTGGCAGAGCAGACGCCGGTCGCACAATCATACATTGCCTCAATGATCCCCCATTCGATTACCGAGTGGGCAGCGGTAGCCTCTATACTTGGCGCGCTGTCACTGGTGGCAAAAAACCTTTTTGAGATGTGGTGGAAGATTCGGGAGAGCAAAAAGAATGGCAGCACCGACAGCAAGTGAACTTGTCGCCGCCATGGCGTCAAGAGGCGTAACTATCACCACGGCGGACGCAACGGGCATCCTGTGTCTGGTGGCGAGCATCACAGAGTGTCTTGAGCTTAATTACCCTGAAGACACATGCAGGCAGGATGCAATCCTACTATGGGCATCTATCCTGATCGCCTCAAATACAGCCGGAAGATACATCACCAGCCACCGGGCGCCATCTGGTGCATCGCAATCATTTGGCTATGGAAGCAAGCCGTGGATGGCCCTTTACAATCAGATGAAACTACTCGATACGGCAGACTGCACAGGCGACCTTGTGGAAGAGCCTGATGGAAGTGCAAAGCCGTGGTTTCGGGTTGTCACCGGGAGTAAGTGCAGATGAAAACGTCAACATTAACTGTAAATATCTCAATCCGTAAATGGTGCATGCCGCTGCTGGTTATTCTGGTATTGCTGCATCTTCCGGTTCCGCGCTGGGTTTATACTCTTGAGGCCGCACCATGTCAGCAATAGCGAGATGGAGCTATACGCAGCCATGCACAATCTGGCGGCTTACTGGCAAGGATAAGTATGGCAAACCGACATTCGCCGCCCCAGAGTCCATCATGTGTGATTATGGCTTCGATAAGAATCTGACTACCGGCACTGCTGGCAATGAGATTGCACAGAAAAACACATTCTGGACTGAATACCAGGATGCGTCTGTTGGCGACTTCATCATGCTTGGCACCATCACAAGCGCTGACCCGCTGGCCGCCGGAGCTGACCAGATTAGAAACGTAGTGAATTACGGAAATACGCTGGACCGCAATGACCTGCCTGATTTTGCGCTGGTAACGGGGTAATGTATGGCCGCTAAAATGAGAGGTATCCAGCAGGCTATTAAGCGCACTCAGCAGATAGTCGGCGAGATTACTGGTGAAAAGGCTGTGCGGGCCATAAAGAGCGCCAACTTTATTATCCGTACTGAATCGGCTTCTATGACACCAATAGCCACATCAACACTGATAAATAGCCAGTATGACACCGTTGAGGTTAAAGGCACTCGCATAACCGGCAAGATTGGGTATGCTGCCAATTACGCACTGTATGTCCATAATGCACCTGGCACATTGCTGGGTACAAACACGCCACGCACAGGACGGCTCAAAGGGAAGGGAAATGTATGGGATAAGAGCGGCGAGCCTAAATTCCTTCTCAAGGCTGGCGAAAACACACGCGAGCTTGTCGATCAGGTAATTAAAAAAGAGATGACGCTAAAATGAGAGACATGCTTGAGCTTGTTGACCAGTACCTTAGCGATGCCCATCTTTATGACGGGTGGACTAATCAGCTTGAGTTCTGGAACGATAGCGAAGTTGGCACCGAGCGCTTTATGGTGCTGCAATCCAATGGCGGCACGAGCGTAAGCAAAGGACTCGGCGGAGATTACTATTTCTCGCTCTATGTTGTCGGCCAGCAGGGTCAGTACAATATCAAGGAGACAAAAGCAAAAGCGCTTGATGTCATCTCATATATCAAAGAGCATCCCGTTGATAGTTGTATTGGCATGATTCAGTTGCAGGCGCCGCTTGGTCGCCCTACGCTTACGACAGAGCAGAGGCCGGTTTATGAATTGTTGCTGAGGGTTGTTTTTGGTGAGTAATGGTTACCGCGACAGGATTCGAACCTGTAATCATCCGATTATGAGTCGGGTGCTTTAACCAGTTAAGCTAAACGGGAGTTTGGTGCACCATACTGGATTCGAACCAGTGACCTACGGATTAGAAGTCCGTTGCTACTATCCTGCTGAGCTAATGGTGCGTTGCGTTGTTGATTCGAATCTACACCACCAATAAAAACCTGTCAACATGATATAATGCGATTGTTTAGCTAAACACAGAGGATTCTAAACATGGCTATTTGTACAAATGATAACGGCATCATCACAGGTCGCCAGTCTCTCATTGAGCTGGCTGATGGCTGCTGGGATGCTGTGCCAGCAGAGGAAGACTGGAAGTTTTTTGCTCCCATGACCTCAAAAGGCGTCGACTTCAGTCCAAGCACCACCACTTCAGAGGCTGATGATGGCGATGGCTTTGTTGCGACGCTGGTCACTACCGCAGACCTCACCATTTCTGGTGATTTCGAAGTTCGCAAGGCTGACAAGGCTGATGAGTATGGCGTACATAATCTCATCAAGTATTTCGTCACCGAAGTTAAAGCGCGCCGCCAGCCGTCTGTCTGGGTTCGCCAGACCACCGGTAACACCGTTGTTGTGGCTTACTGCAACATTACTGCGCTGAGCTATGATGGCGGCACCAACGACATCATCACCGGCTCGGTTGAATTCAAGCCGTATGATGGCTCTACCGTTGACGTGTCCAGCATCGAAGATTTGACGCTGACTACTGATATCAGTGCAGACAAAAGCGTTGCCACTAACGACAATCTGACGCTCGGTCCGGTAGTTGCGGCTGGCGGTGTCAAGCCTTATACCTACCAATGGTATAAAGACACCTCGCCGATTAGCGGTGCTACTACAGACACGTTCACCAAGGCCACTGCTGCCGCAGATGATGCTGGTACGTACTTCTGCCGCGTAGCAGACTCTGCAACCAGCCCTGATTACGTTGACTCCACCAAGTGTGTTGTTACCGTTACGGTATAAAGAAAACCCCCGAAAGGGGGTTTATTTTCCAGCAATGGAGATGCGCGGATTATTTAAAATGGTACCGGCATCAGTATCATCAATGGTCATCACCATCCTCGCTTATTGCGGCATCCAGCTGGCGGCGCAGCATACACAGCGCGCCATGCGGCATAAACTGATTAGCCATGCCATCGAATATCTGGCGGTTTAATTTATTATCAATGCGCGGCCTGATTGCTGACCAGCACGCGCGGATTGATTTGTTAACCTGACGACCTTCAATCATAGCCAGTTTTGCAGCCAACTCTACAGTAACAAGCGCATCGATATATTGCTCGCAGGCGTAGCGGCTATCATCGCCAGATGATGTTTTCACGCATGTAAATTCACCATCGGAATGAGTGCTATCACCTTCACATACAGATTTAATATCCATCACGCCTTCCTCGTCTTGTTCTTGATGCCCCACAAAATCAGATTAGCAATAAACTCAGCGCGCCTGAGGTGAATTGCTATCGCATAGTTTATGTCGATGCGCTGACCTGCATATGCAGATATCACATCTTCGTCGTCTTTGTTAACTGGCATTTTTAATCCTCCACCACTACGCCAATCTTAGCCAGCAACAAAATCGCCTTTACGCGGGCCTCCTCATAGGTGTAACCCTGTTCGATGTAAAGGTCGATGTAAAATCTCAAATCAGCATCAGTCTCGTTCATATGTCAAACCCTCAATCACCTTATGCTTTCAATCTACGTCAGTCTTGCACTCCCTGTCAATGGTATAATTACGTCATTATGAAAACAGGATTTAGACATGAGACAACGCACACCGCTAACAGAAATCGGAGAAATGCGCATCTCCCTGGATGACAAGTCTTTTTTCTTCAAACCATCATTTGCGGCGATGAATGAGCTTGGCTCACCAAAAGAGATTGTCGAGCTGTATGCTACGCTTAATGGCTATGAATACGCGGCTGTACTTGGCGCCATTCAGTCATTGCCATACGGCGCACAGATTCAGGTGGCAAAAATCCTGTCGCGTCCTGCCTATGGCAAGAAAGTGCTCAGCGCTGCCTGCCTCATCATGCAGTCCTGTTGCGATGATGATATCTCGGTGCTCATTGGATCATGGAAGCCGACTCCGCGCGGTGTTAAGTACGTCACCGGACGAATGCCAGTAAATGACATTATTATTATTGCTCGAAACCTGATGGAGCATGGCATCATCGGAAAGTCTCCGCTCAAGGTTCCTCAGCGCTCGGAAAACCAAAAGCGCACAACCAGTGAGTTGAGAATGTCGGATTACATCATCTCAGCTCGCACCCATTTCGGAATCACCCGTGAGGAAGCAGAAGACCTGACCATGACCGAGTATCAGCAGATGATAAAATCAAAATACCCGGAACCGGAAGGTATGACGCGCGAGCAGTATGATGCGTCTTATGAACGGGCTAAGCTCAATAAACAGAAACTGAAAGAGAAAGCCGCCAGAAAGGCCGCTAAAAGCAAAGGAGCAAAATAATGGCAGAAACAGTTGGCGGCATTATCTATGAGGTTGGCATTGACACATCCCAGCTAGTGGCTGGCAGTCGTGAATTGCAGTCAATGCTAAATGGACTTAGCGGGAACATGGGGCGACTTGAGGCCAGTGTAAACAGGACAGAGCGCTCTATTGGATCGATGGAACGAACAATGTCCAGCCTTTCTGGCGTTGCCAAGGGATTGTTCGCGGCGCTTTCTGTGCAACAGGTTGCGAGTTACGCCGATGCCTGGACTGAACTAAATAACAAGGTAGCTAACTCGGTTCGTACTGGAGAGACGCAGACCGAAGTTATGCAGCGGATCTTTGATGTTTCACAAGCAACCCAGTCATCCCTTAACGGCACGGCGACTCTTTACGCCAGACTTGAGCGAGGAACCAGGGCGTACAACACCAGCGCGGAAGATTTAGTCCGCCTGACCACTATTATCAACCAGGGGTTTGCAGTATCCGGTGCAACAGCTCAGGAAGCTGAGAACGCAATCATTCAGCTATCACAGGGTATCGCTTCCGGCGTTCTGCGCGGCGAGGAGTTTAACTCAGTGTCAGAGCAAGGCAGCCGCCTCATGGTAGCTCTGGCTGATTCGATGGGTGTTTCTATCGGTCAGTTGAGGGCTATGGCCGCTCAGGGGCAGCTAACAACAGACGTTGTAGTTAAGGGGCTTCTGTCACAAGGGGATGCAATCGGCAAAGAATTTGCCAACACCACCGTCTCAATCGCCAAGGGATTGCAGGTAGCCGGTAACAACGTAACGAAGTTCTTTGGCGAAAACTCGACGGTTAAATCATTTGCAGCAGGGTTCCGAGACTCTGTCATCACAATAAGTGAGAACCTTGAGACGCTGAGCGGCGCCCTTATCATTGTAGCTGGCATAATGGGAAGTCGGTATGTTGGCGCGCTGGCAATGTCCACTGCCGCGAAAATATCAGATATAGCGGCATCAAGACAGCAATTAATAGCTGAGAATCAGCAGGCACAATCTGCACTCTTTGCCGCCAATGCCACCCAGAGAAAAGCTTTCGCTGATAAAGAGGCGGCACTATCATCTGTCGCACTTGCCCAGGCTGAATATAACGTAGCAAAAGGCAGTGCAGCCGAGGCGCTGGCTCTTGATGCTCTTATAGCTGCAAAGTCCAGAGCGAGCGCCGCGTCATTGTCTTTGGCGCAAGCTGAAAACGCACAGGCCGCGGCATCAGCGAGAGCGGCATCTGCGGCCAGAGCAGCTTCGGTAGGGGTTGGCCTTGCCAGAGGGGCGCTTTCATTGATAGGCGGCCCAGCAGGAGCGGCGACGTTAGCAGCGGGGGCAATTTTCTACTTCTGGCAAAAAGCGCAGCAGGCCAGAGAAGAATCCATTCGCTTTGCTGATAGCTTGGATCAAGTTAACGAGTCAATGAAGGCGATGAATAACACCCAGCTAAGGGGGGTAATTGCCGACGCTAATAAGTCTATTCAGGCACAAGAGGAATATGTAAGGGATCTTGAAGACAGCATTGATAAACTTAAAGGTGAGATTGATGACTATACCGCAAGAGGAAAGCTGTTCGGAACAACAATAGAGCAAGGAAACGGGTTACTAAAAATCGCATCAGATAAAACTGATGAACTGAATCAAAAATCGCGCGACCTTGCGAACGCCAAGGAAAAACTAGCAAGAACTCAGGAAGCCGCATCTGAAGCACGCAGAACCCTTACAAACAACATGCTCACGTCTATGGGTGTGCATGACAGCCTGATTGAGAAAGGGTCGACTCTTGAGAGAGTGCAAGGAGCGGTGGCAAGAGCATTTGGCCTGACTGCCGATGAGATAAACCGAGCGAATCAGGCCGGGCAAAACTTCAACCCAAAATCCTTGCAGGTGTCACCACCAACAGAAGAAGCTGATAAGATGATTCTCAGCCTTGAGGAGCAGAATCAGCTTTTAAAAATACAGGATGAAAGACAAAGGGCGGTAACAAAAGCACGGCTGGAGGCTCAAAAGGTAACTGATAACCCCAATCAGATAGCAAGGGCTGCTGAACTTGCAGGGCAGATATATGATTTAAATGAGGCCGAGAAAGCAAGGGGTAAAGCGCAAAATGATGCGCAATCAGCGGCGCAAAAAGCAGCCACAGAGCAGGAGAATATCGCCAATAAACTTGAGGAACTCCGCCAGAAGTCATTGCTTACCGCTGAAAGCACAAGAGAGCTTAGCCGCGAACAGTCAATACTGGTTGCTCAGCAATCACTGGGCAAGGGAGCCACTCAGGAGCAAATTAACCTTGCCGGGCAATATGCGGCTAAGGCATGGGATAATGCCAACGCGCTCAAGGCTCAGGCAGAGGCGGAGAAACAAAGGGTAGAAGCTGTCAAGGGATTCGCTGCATTAAAATCGCAGACATCCCCAATGTTTGCCGTTGAAACAAATTATCAGAAGGATTTAGCAGCGCTCAATGCTTACGCGGTGGCTTACCCACAAAAGATAGCGGAGGTTGAACAGGCCAGAGCAGCTATTGAGGAGCAATACCGCCAGCAGCGCCTTGATGCCATGTGGCAGGAGTGGAGCCAGCAGAACGCTGCAACACAAGCGGCTGCTGCTGCATTTGATGCTTTTGGGCAAACCGCAAGCAATGCCTTGACTGGTGTTTTGACCGGCTCAATGTCTGTTAGCGAGGCGCTACAGTCAATCGGCAGCACTGTGTTGAACGCTGTGATTAACTCATTCGTTCAGATGGGTGTGGAGTGGCTTAAATCGGTGATTATGGGTCAGGTTGGGATGACCGCAGCCTCAGCGATGGCAGCGACTCAGGCTCAGATAATCGCAGCAGCTATGGCGCCAGCGGCAGCAATGACCTCGCTCGCTACAGCCGGGGCGAATGCAATCCCTGCACAGGCTGGAATTGTTTCCACCGTTGGTGTGGCTAAAGCAATGTCTGTTGCAGGGGCATTAAAGAATGGTGGACCTGCGCAGGCTGGCTCAATGTATCAGGTCGGCGAGAACAACCTACCTGAAATCTTCCAGGCCAGCAATGGCAATCAGTACATGATACCTGGCGACAACGGAAAGGTTATCAGCAACAAAGACCTTAGCGGCGGTGGCAGTGGTATCATTATTTACAATAATGTCACCAATAACAGCAGCGGAGCAACAGCCACATCAACCGCAACGGATAATGGTGACGGGTCTGTTACAATTGAGACTATCGTTGCCGACATAGAAAATGGCGGCCCTATTTCTCAGGCCATTACCAGCAACACCACTGCAACCAGAAGGGCAACAGAATAATGGCTATAGCTTACCCATCATGGCTACCGCTTGCGCAGCGTGCCAGCAAGAACATGACGACTCAAACCCCATTCCGCAGCGATCAGCCTGCGGTAGGGGCGCCAATATTTCAAAAGTTAACTACCGATGTTGCAGTAACATGGAGTTTGACGTGGGTTTTCACGCTCAGGCAGGAGCGGGCATTTATGCAGTGGTTGAGAAGCCCAAATTATCTCAACAAGTGCAATGAATGGTTCACGATGGATATCGATCTTGGTGGCAGCGGATTACAGAATCAGACTTTGCACTTTACTGATTACCCCGTGCAGACAAGCATCAATGGCGGCATCGTCACATGGACTGGAAATGTCATCTGTAAAACCCTCAATAACTCCATGGATGAGTTTGATGATGTGCTTGTTGAGCTTGATGAGAGATGGTATAGCTTCCTTGATGAAACTGTAAACAGAGAGCTACCAGAACATAGCGATTAACAAAACCTGCTAAATTCGCCAAAAATAACTTTTGCGGCGTTTACATATGCATCGTGGGCTTGCTTTGGAGACAAGAACAAGCCCAAATATTTCTGCTTCCCATTTATCTTTATGCTTGCCTGCCACTTACCACTTTGCTTGTGAAAGCTAACACCTTTGTACCCCGAGGTGTTATTCACAGTCTTAATTCTATTCATTGCGTTTTGAGATAGCGTAGCCTCCCTTAGATTGATGATTCTATTGTCGCTCCTAATGCCATTGATGTGATCTATTGCCCTCGATGGCATCTCGCCATTTACATACAGCCACGCCAAATGGCTTGCTTGATATCTAACCCCATCAATCATTATTGTGATGTAGCTGCTTTTATTTTTCCTTCCGGCAACATCACCCTTTTTCACGGAAAATGATTTATTAACAAGCCATCTAAAAACACCGCTATCTGCGTTGTATGATAGTAACGACATAAGCTCTTTTTGCGTAATCATGGCTATCTCCAAAAAAGTAACGCCCCTGCCAGGTGGAACATGGTTGCAACAAAACCATACTGGCAAGGGCGTTAAATTTATTGTTGCTTGCTTGCCGTTTCGGGTTCCACGCCTATGCGACATGAGTAGTGTATGATATATACATCAGTATTTCAAGATTTCCTCAGGAGTATCCATAATGCCAACATTGCGTGAATACCAGTCGAAAAGGCCAAACTGGAAGCTGTATGACACCATAACCTTTTATCATTCTTCATTTGGTTACGTCCGGCTGGTTGGCAACGAGTTTTCTGATGTTGTACTTGGCGGCCAGACCTACCAGCCAGTACGAATGGATGTAACCAGAAGCCAACAATCGAACACACCGGTAATCAATGCCACGCTGAAGTTTGCAAGACTGGCTAATGACTTTAAGCAATATTTAAAGTTATGGTCAGGCTCTGGACGTATTGAGCCTATCACTGCTTTATACCAGCGTTTTGACGAGACTGACAAAGACACACCATTAAAACCATATACGCTTTATGTTAACGATGTGACGCTTGATAAGTCTGATGTAACTGTCTCTATCTCCATAAAAAACCCAATCAATGGCAACGTGGCAAAACTTTATGACATCACAGAATTCCCTGGATTGCGTACCGTTTGACGATTTTGAGAGGATGATGCTTGGCAAGCCATACGTCGACAGGTGTTGTCACGTTGACGCGGTAGACTGCTGGGGTCTGGTGGTGCTGTTCTATCGCCTGTGCATGAATGTTAATGTTCATCATGATGACTCATATTCAAATGGCGGCGATTTTGTCACTTGTTTCAATGGAGAAGTTTCATTCTGGAAAGACACCGGTCGGCCAAAAATTGGCGATGTGGTGGTTGCCTATCGCGGGAGTCATCCGGTACATGTCGCGCTGTGGTGGGGTCGTGATAAAATACTGCATGCGCGAGAGAAAACGGCAGTCAAGACAGACCGCCTTAAAACACTCGAAAAATTATCAACAAAATTAAGGTTCCTGACTTATGCCGGTTATTCACATTCAGAAGATGCCAGGAGTTCCAAAAGAGACGGGTAATGTTCCTGCTGGCACTAATCTGTGGAGATGGCTGGAGAATTCCGGCCTTCCATCTGATATCAGGATTGCGCTGAATGGCCGCATTTTTGGCCCTGATGATGAATTGTCGATATCGTTAAAGCAAAACGATATTGTTAACATTTACTGTCAGCCTCGCGGCGCCATTGGCGACCTTATCAGCACGATACTCAAGCCTGTAACTAAGGTTCTTTCTTTTCTGCTGCCAAAAGCATCAACGCCATCAACCAGCACTGGAGCGACGGTTGAATCACCCAATAACAGCCTGAAATCGCAAACCAATATTGCGCGAAACGGAGAGGCAAGACCTGACAACTTCGGTCAGATAAGGGCATTCCCTGACCTGATTCAGGAATCGCTTTTTGAATACATTGACGATCTTAAGTACGTCACTGAGTTCATGAACTTTGGCCTTGGGAAATACACCATTTCATCGGTTCGCTATGCGGAAACTAATCTTGGTTCTCTGCCCGGCGCCACTCATATCATCTACAATCCAGGTGATGTGATCGGGCAAATCATTGAGCCTTACCAGTTCGACGGACTTGATGGTCAGGAGGTTCCAGGACTGAACGAGTCAGAGGACACCCCGATAGAGACAGCGACCACGACATCTGTTACCAGTGGAGATTATGCTGGCGGTCAGTTGTTAATGGTCATACCAAAAAACACTGATTTCGATTACTTTATGGGGTTATCTTTACCGCACTCTGTGTCATTAACAATAAATATCACCTACAACTCTACATCAGGGCCAGTTACTGAAAACATCCAGCTTAGTGGCAACATCATTTCAGCTGAGGAGACTGAAACTGGCGTCATTCCTGATATTCAGTATTTTTATAATTTCACATTCAATAACCTGACTGGCGCAAATCTTGGCAACCTGAGCGGCGCAACCATCAACAATACTTATTTCCAGATTGTGGATAATGAGGCGCTTGTTGTTGGCCCATATGTTGGAGCCGTGGAGTCGACGCAGGTATGGGTTCACGTTCAGTCTGAGCTTGGGCCAACCAGTGGCACGGCTGATTATCTGATCAAGGTATGGGCGGTTGATGATAATGGAGACGCAATTCCCGGAACTGAGGAGCAGGTCGCAGATAGTATTGACAACCCATTCAATCAGACAACAAAAACCTATTATCGCACGTATAAATTAACTCCTGCTTATGGGCTGGCTAAGTATGCCATCAGCATTGAAAGGACAAACAACTCAAACTCTGGCAACCGCGTAACGTTGCAGGCGGCGCACGCTATCAACATCCGCGAGAATGTGGTTTATCCTGATGACACCCTTGTTAAAGTGACAGTGAAGGCCACTCTTCAGCCCACATCAGTTACTGAGCGAAAATATAATGCGCTGATTACCCGCTGGACTATTGGATACAACAGAACAACCGGTACAGTAGACTATACGTTAACGCCATCAAGAAGTTTTGCAGATTCAGTGCTGCATAACTGGCTTATTACTGCTGGTCAGCCTGAAAGCACCATTGACGTGGGAAGGCTCTATGAAATAGCTGATGCGCTGCCTGATGAGCGTCTTGGGTATTTTGATTACACATTTGACGATGAGGATAAATCGATCGGTGAAAGAATTCAAACCATATGTGATGCAGCTCGCGTGACGGTTTTTTGGGATGATGGCGTTTTATCGTTTTCAAGAGATGAGCAAAAATCAACACCTGAAACTGTGTTCAATACCAGAAACACGCAGGCCGATGGCTACAAAATGTCTTATGACATGACTTTGCCGGGGTCATATGATGGCGTAAGCGTTCAGTACCGAGACCCAAACACCAACAAACAGGATTACGTTTATTATAAAGTTGGAACATCTGGTATCGAACCAGGAGAGCCAACTAAGCCGAAAAAATTCGACATGCTATATGTTCGAAACCTGTATCAGGCAACAGACCGGGCTATGCTTGAGTGCAATCGCCTGATGTACTCACGCCGAGGGATGGAGATAAAAGCGCTTGCTGATGGCGAGTGGGTGAACGTTGGCGATATGATTTCTGTTGTCGATATTTATGATTCTGTACAGCAAACAGGCGTTATCCGCTCAAGGTCTGGAAACACATTCACCACCAGTGAGCAGCTCACGGCTGGAAGCGGCCTGTTTGTGGTTATCACCGGCGCCAATGGTAATGTGTCAGAGCGTTTGGCTTGTACCGTTACTGGACTGAATACATTCGAGTGCGCATTACCATCTGACTTCGAGTTAAACATTTTTGATGGTGTTAATGTTCAGTCAGAATCAAGATATGCCATCTCAACAGAGGTTGAGCTTGACTCAACTTTATGGACAGTCAGCCAGAAAACTCCAGGTACAGATGGCACGGTATCTCTTACAGTAACTGAGTACAATGACGCCATGTACGCCTACACCAACCCTGTTGCATGATACAATAGGGCAATTAATGATTATGGAGATTGCAGCCAATGGCTACTACCCCAACTAATAAGCCAATCCCTTCTGAAGATCCGCGCGACCTGAAGTTTAACGCCGGAAAGATTGATGAAGAGGTTAACGGAAGCGCTGATTACTACACCGACCGATTCAGCGTGCAGAGGCTGACGAATACCGGCAGGAATAAGCAGTTTCATGACGCACAGACTCAAAGGGAGTCTGAATTCGAGGTGTCACAGGAAGATAAGGAAGACAGATTTCAGCAATTTCTCTTAAACTCTGGTTATCAGTTTTTAGGAGACTATGAGGACGGGCCATATACAATAACAGGTATTAATCAAGTAATTCGTTATCAGAATGAGTTCTGGCGTTTAAATGCTGGCACTAATCCACCATATACAACCACTGGAATTAATAGCGCGTCGTGGACCACTGATGTTACTCATCTGGTAAGCGTTGGTGATGCAAATTTAAGACAGGACTTATCATCTCCTGCTGGCTTATCTTATATCGGGAAAGTAAGCACCGTTGCGGCATTACGTCTGTTAGAACCTCCCATTTCCGGTGGAAGTGTTATTCTTGCACGTGCTGTAACCGGTGGACCGTTATTGAATGCGATCATGACCCACAACCCAGCCCCATCTGACGCAATTGATGATGGCTACAGCCGTTTCGTGACTCCCGGCGGTGAAGTGTGGGACGCAGATATTAGTAACGGAACCAACGTATTTTTAGCAGGATATTCTGATTCTTTAAATAACCTGGCGCAATGTCTTAACCTCATAATCAGCCATAAAGTTTCTAAAGTAATTAGCCGCGGTTTTGTTGCCGGCGGTATTGGATCTAAATTAGTTGTCCCTGCAAACCCGCGGGCGGATGGCGTCACCACTTTTACAATGACGGCAGCAGTAAAAATACCCACTTTCCTGGCATTACATTTGCCACAGGGTGCTATTCTGGATTACTCCGCCTTTAACTCGGAAACAGCGTTAGTCGTGTCAAACGAGTTTACCGGGCTGACGCAAAACATGATGTTCCTGAATAACGGCCCCGGCTGGGGTTCAGGCGCGGGTGCTAACGCAGGCCACAATGAGGGCGGTATTTACGCTAACGGGGCGTTGCTGAAAGGTGGTAATACGCTTAGCAATCTGAACTTTACCACCTATCCCGGTCTGCGGGTAGGTAACGTCACCTATCCCAGCGGGTCTTATGCCCACTGTAGCGGCGCGCGGGTATTTGATTTGCGTGTATCTGGCTTCGCCGAGGGGCTTCGATTCGGCTCGGTAGATACCTATATCCCGTGGATTCGCGGTTGCCATTTTACGTTCAACAATATTGGTATCGCCACCAGGACTGCTATCTCGGGGTCGACAGCTCAATGGGCTAACTCCGGGGAAAGAATGCTGGTAGATTCATGCCTCATCGCTGATAACTTTAGCCATGCTCTATCCAGAGATGATCGAGGGGACTTTATCACTCTCAAAGATTGTAACATCGATTATAACGGTGGTGACGTTGTATTCTGCGGCCCGAAGAACTTAGGGAAAACTATTATTTCTGGTGGTCACGTGGAAGGTAATGCCGGTAAGCTGCTTAATTGTCCGACCCGCACAACCACTGCTGGCGAGAATAATCTAAAAATGACTGACGCGGTTCAATGGTATCCTAATACTGGTGTCGGTGATGTTTATGGTGGTGTTCGAGATATCGTATTTGGGACAACAATTCGAACCGTTCTCGATATGGATAATGTTGATATTTTCTGCCGTGCTCCGTATGTTAACGGCGCGTATTCGGCGTGGAAATCATATAACCCTGCTAACCTGGCAAGAATTCGTATTAAGTACCCTAACAGTGGTCAGACGTACAGATTCTTACCTTCTTATGACGGTCAGTATGGTTACAAAATTAATAACGTGTTGTTACTCTCAGGAACAGAAAACGCTAACGTCCCAACAACCCGAGGTTTGACGGATTTTTGGTGTATTAAGACCGGGTCCGCTACGTGCGTATACGGTGGCGCGGGGGACGCTGATAGTGATGGCTTGATCCCGGTTAAAATAACGTTAACGTCTGCTAGTGAAACGGTGCAGTTATTGCATAGCCTTGCGCAATACCCCGCACGTAATACACAGCATGCGCACGGCTTTTGCTCCATAAAAGCGGCAGCTGCAACCGGCGCCGTTAAAGTGTCTGCCGTCGCGAGGGCGATCTCCAGCGTTACGCGATCAGCTAACCTGTCTACAGGCGCAGTTACCGACACTGAAAAATTGTATGGCGTCAACCAGAGTTCGGCGCAAAATATCCTAACCTCTCTGGCTAACTCCACGATATCAATCACTGCTAACGATTTTATGGGTACTCAGCCTCTTGCAGTACAGTTAACCGGAGGCCAGTATTCATATCTCGGATTCTTGTTTACTGGTTTTGTCGGAACTATCTACGTAAAACTTCCTGTATGGATGTTCTCCGATAACCATCCTTCATTCGGGTATCTGTAAGGAGCGAAGTATGTTCTATATTAAAAATAATACCGACGGCACGTATTCAGTGGTGTCGGACGAGCCGGAAGAATATTTAGTTTCGGGGGAAGGTGATATGCCAGAGTGTTTTGATGACGCTTTAGCGCTACTCAACTCACATCTGGCACTAAAAGGTATAAATAAGCCTTTAACTTTAAAAAGTGAGTAGTATTAAAGGGCCGCAAGGCCCTTTATTTTAATATTTTAGTAAGGAATATGGCGGTTAGTATCACATACGACTCATGCTGTAGCATTTGGTAATTCGCTGGTAAAAAAGGCACTATAATTGATAGAAGCGCCATAAAATGCCAGTAAGTAACACCTTTAAACATCGCATATCCTCCGACATACCACCTATACAACCCTTAAATCCTAATCCGCTACATCTTACATGGTTTGCAGGTCCAATGTATACCTGAGTTTATTCCGCTATCGCAACCGATAATTTGATGCTCCTTGATCTTTATAGCCCAATCATCAGGAAAAGAATAATTTCCGCTCTTTGATTAAACCTGTATAACACTCCCATCTGTTTTGCATGTGATGACAGCGCCAATAACAGCTACATCACATCCAAACTTAGCTATAAAGCCTTCGCTAACTTCGACAAGATCTTTAGGTATTTCATCACCTTTCTTGAAATTCCGCATTTTACATATACTCCCGCGATTAATTTTATTAACTTAAATGATATCACAATCCACATCAAAACGGAATATCATCACCAAAATCCATCGGCGGATCGTTTACCGGTGGTTTTGATGTGTTTGATGGTTGCTGAGGTTTACCCCATCCTGATTGCTGATTGCTTCCTGATTGTTGTCGCTGCTGTGATTGTTGGTTTCCATTATCACTTGATTTACCACCAATCATTTGCATAACGCCGTTCATCGGCTGCAAGACGATTTCAGTAGTGTATTTTTCAACACCGCTTTGATCTGTCCATTTTCGAGTGCGTAATTTACCCTCTATGTATACCTGAGAGCCTTTGCGCAGGTATTCGCCAGCCACCTCTGCCAGCTTTCCGAAGATAACCACGCGATGCCATTCTGTCTGCTCTTTCTTTTCCCCTGTTGCTTTATCGCTCCACTGCTCTGATGTTGCCAGAGACAGATTGCACACAGCGCCGCCAGATGGCATATATTTAACTTCCGGGTCTTGGCCTAGAGTGCCAAGAATAATTACTTTGTTGATTCCGCGAGATGCCATAATTTACCCTTAAAAGTTTTCGATGTTCTGTTGAGATGTTGATGGCTTCTCTTCGTTTGAAGATGACGCGTGCGCATCTGCTTTCTGGAGTTTTGCCGGGTTGAAATCGTCCTGCGGCGTGATAGTTACAGCTGCTGGAGATTCATCATTAATGAATGATTCAATGCGCTCATACTCTTCTGCTGATGCCTTCAATGTAGGCCAGATTGCACGAATTTTTGCTTTCACTGAATCAGGCAAGTTAACTGCCTCGGCAGTTAACGCAGCAACGCCTTTCGACGCCGTCATTTGAAGTTTAGAGCGCCAGTGCTCAAACTCTTCGTCGACCTTGACACCTGAATCCACCCATTTAATTAAACCTCTCCCATGAGCCTCGCCTAAGTATCCTTCGTGTACACTATCACGGCCTGAATCAAAGAAGATTGGACGCAACTCTTCTGGTAGCTTGGTAAATTCCTGAATTTTTCCATTATCATACATCATCATGCTTACTGTCATTTCAAACATAAAATCTTTTTCGCATACAGCATGCAATCCGAGGGATTCAGGTTTCTTGGGGTTTTTAAAACTCGTTTTCTCTCTGGCTCGCAAACACACGATGATATGCATATTGCTCTGCAAAAGAGCGCTCATGAATTTTTTATGTTCAGACTTGGCTCGCTTCCAGTCTGCCATTGCCTTACCCTGCAATAGTGGTTGCTCTGCAATATCATTGCATCCTCCTTCACCTTCCCATTCGTGCGATCCTGAATCAATAACCAGAACCTTAACGCCTGCCTCCTGAAATTCCTCGATAGCCTGGCGGTAACGAGCTGGACTAAATGGCGCATACAAATCAGCGTGCATAAATGGACCGTCAAGCTCTCCAGAATAAAGCCTGCCACGACCATTTTCAGAGTCAAGAAATCCAATTTCTTCTGGTTTATCGACCATACCTCGCGCCATCTTTAGTGCCGTAAGCGTCTTGCCGCTACCAGACTGACCTGAAATGCCAATCACTATGCGAGAACCTGAACGCTCTGCTGGTTTAATATTAAGAATACCCATTTGCATCACCTCACTAGTTATAAATTAAATTGTTTTTTGAACCATTCCGGCGTTTCCATTTCGATGACCGGATTACCCATTGAGTAGCCAGGCCATGAATTGGCTTTTTTGCATGCCTTATAGATTTCCATCGCGCTGCGCAGCTGAATGCGACCAATGCGTAACTGTTCATCAGTCAGACGAATCAACGCAGGGATGAATGGAGATTTCTTCTCCTGCACCAGAAGATTTACCGAGCGAGGTGCATGCCCATAAGCCTCGACAAACATGTCGTGCTGCATCGCCATCTTCATAAAGTACCCGAGACGCGCTGCATGGCGGAAAAACTCATCAGGCTTTGCGCTGACCGCTGTTTTGTAGTCGATGATATCGCCACCGCGAGTAAGGCAGTCAAAGCGTACTTTTGATGGCTCGCCAAGCAACTGACCGAGAATTGACACCTCGGAATAAGCACCAGAAAGCAGGCTGCTGTAATAGCTGTTTGCATGGATTACGGCGCGCATCTGCATGATGGCGTCATAATCATTGCCTTCCAGCATTGTTTTACCAGTAGCAGCCTTCTCTGCTTCTTCACGGATAACATCGTAAATCTGCACTGTCTCGCCAGTGGCCTGAATAATTTTAATCACTTCGGCTTTAGTCTTACCTGAAAGCCCTTTAATTCCGCGCTCTTTCGCCCATGAGTTCATGTCGGAAGCTGTCAACAGCACCGTGCGATTGCCATCTTTGTCTTTTGGAAAATCTTCGACAACTGGCATGCGGGCATATTCTGCTTCGAAGCGCTCAGGCTCAAGCAGTGCGGTATGGCTACCGGTGCCGAAGACAAGAGCCTTTGATTGCTCATCTTCTTCGTCTTTGTAGCGCCACGCTGCCGGGCAGCGGTCATAGATGTTCCACAGGCCAGAGCCGTTGATGTGCTCTGTGTCAGCATGATATTGGTCATTACTGAGTTCGTTGTTTAAATAAACTTTCATCCATCACCTCTTTTTATTGTTAAATCAATCTACATCAAACCACGTCATTCATCAAGCCCAAAATAGAATAACGTCGCTCTTTTTATCTCCTCAAGACCATAAGCAATGGCTCCAAAGTGACCCTCTGCAATGGCGCACTCAAGAACATCAATCTGCGATGGCGATACTTTTGATTTTGTCTTATCACGCCTCTTCAGCTCAATCAGGCCGCATTTATGATTAATGCCGTGAGTTAGTATCACGTTGTCGCTTACACCGCTCCTGACGCCCATCTTTCGGCGTTTCTCGACGAATTGAGGGCCGCTCTTTGTTCCAGTCTCGTTAGGCACATGAAACCACAGGACTTCAGGGAATCGGTATTGCATCCAAAGACCATAGGCCATCTGGTCAGTCTCTTCTTTAGGGCATTCTCCACGATAACCGCTATCAAATACCCATATTCCACCATCAAGCTGCTTCAATTTGTTCTCCTATGAAATCCTTGCGGTGGATTATATCGCGGCCTTTATCGTTAAAACGATGCGTGATGCGCTTAGGCGCTCTGATTAACCCGGCGTAATGCATGAAAGTCTTCGCATCATGGCAGTCCATCATTTTCTTCATCATTGATTTATCTTCCAGGTGCGGAAGCAGAGCCTTCATTTTAAACATGTCGCGCAGGTGCTTTGGTTTGCCTCCGAACGGATAAAACACCTCATTTGCCCAGCCGGTCTTGCCATCAGCTTTTACCACCAGGTAGCGATAAAGAACCCCCTCAGCGTCTTTAGTCAACTCGACTTTAAAATCTTGCACATCTGTCCATTCTTTATCCGTGTAGGCTCGCTCATTAAGCGCCGCATTAGGGTCGCGCAAAACGTGATCGCATTGACGGCAATAACGAGCTGTCGGGTCGTTTTTTGTGCCGCAACCATCATCAAAAATGCGGATGCCGTGCTTGTCGAAACCACAGCGGATGAAGCTGAAAAACTCTTCGCAACGACCATCTGGCGATGTTGCATCCTTACCGATGCAGCGCCGTGCATATGGGCTGTTCATCGTCTGGCATTTAGGGCATGGAACTTGCTCTCCGCTGCGCTTGGCGCGCTGTGCTTCTGCTTCCTCAAGAATAGGGTCTTCGTACAGACCGCCAAGCTCAAACATGGTTCCGGTGAAGTCAAGGCAAAGATGGTTTTCTTTCACCAGACCTGCGGCAATCTGGTCTGGCTTCAATAATCGCATTGGTCGGCCAAGTAACTGCGTCAGAAGAGTCAGGGACATGATTTTTCTCAGGATGACAGACGTGTCCCAATATGGGATGTTGACGCCAGTCGTCAGGCAACCGATTTGCAGCGTGTATTTTTTGCGCCCGGTTGCCGCATCTTTCAGAGCTTTCCGTCTGGCTTTCTGCCCCATATCCTCGGTAACAATGGAATAACTGCCTTCTGGTAAATATTTTGCAGCCTCCTTGCAATGTTTTTTACCTGCGCAGGTAATGAGTACACCAAGTCTGTCGCGCGTAAGCTCCATGACTTTGAGCATTATTTTTTGCGTCAATGTACCCTGCTTGAGGATTTCTTCCTGCATCTCTTTTAGCTGGCTATCAGTGAAGTCCTGCACTCCGTCAACGTCACTACTGGCAAACTCATGCAGATCGTATTGCAAGTCCTCGATATCCTGCCCGCCAAAGATGGTAGGGACAAGAAACCCAAGATCGACAAGGTATTTAGTGCTGATGTTGACGATTTCATGTTTCCAGTAAGCCCCTTTTATCGACTCAACGCCGCGAAATGGGCTGCCGGTGTAGCCAATGACAATCACCTCATGCCCGTACTTGGATTTGCAGCGCCGGTTAAGTTCATTCATGATGACACCGTACTGCGTCTCTGGCTGATCTGATATTATGTCCTGCCAGTTAACCTGGTGACATTCATCGACAAGGATGTAGCGAGGGGTAAAGTCCGAAAGCAAAGATTTTGTCACTGTGCCATCGTCTGCCGTCTTATCAAAAAGACCATTTATTATTGTGCCCTCTGTTCCCGCGATAAGCGGATAGGCATAAGCCTTACGCCCAAGTGAAGCGCTAAACAAAGAGTTTTTTACGCTCAGGTTCCAAAGCTCCTCAGCATCCTGCTCAATAATTTCGCCTTGTCTTGCGATGACAAGCCCCTCCCACCCCATATCCTGAAACCGACGGGCAATCATGGCGATCATAATTGTCTTACCAGCACCAACTGATGCTGTCACAAAACTTGGTTTAGGTTCTCTACCAAACTTGCGGATAACCTCCGCTGTCTTTTCATACACTAGCCACTGATATGGGCGAGGTTCAATTTCCCCGGTATGGATGCTGGCACGCAGCTTATCCATATCCAGCTCAGCAATCATTGCATCAATTTTTTGCATTTTGAATCACCCAATTATTTCAATCGACCAAAATCTTTGTGGTATTTTTTAGATGCTATTGCATACGCCATTGCGGCTGCTTCTTTTGTGGCATGCCTTCCAAGCCATATTTTTTTATTATTAACCCATATCCAGCAAGTCCATCTACCTGTCTGCTTGCAAAAACCGACACCTTTCACTCCTGATGTGTTGTGTTTTGGGGTTCTCATGTTTCTAACATTTTCGTTAAAGTTTGCCTCTCTAAGGTTTTCTATTTTGTTGTTTAAAGGATTCCCATCGATATGGTCTATTATTAACTCAGGCCAATAACCATGCACTAACGCCCATATTATTCTATGAACCTTTATATCAAAGCCTAAAAAACCAACCTGAAGATATCCACTTACAGTCTTTGAGCCTGCAATAGCACCACGTTTAACCCTGTTTGTTGTTGTTCTTTTCCATATGAGATTTATTCCGTCATATGAAAAATACTCACGCAGCGTGGATACTGGTATTGACCTCTCTTTTGACTTCATCAATTCGAAATCATTCACTTTACGTTACCCTCATTCAGTGTTACGCTTAAAGCATACAAACAGTAACAGATGGAGTCAACATGTTTTATTGGGAAGATATACGACAAAGGATGATTGGCAACTGGGAGGCCGCGCTGCTATCAATAGTGAATATTGACAGGAAGGTTTTTAATGGAAAGCATCAGCCATGCCCTCATTGCATGGGTAAGGACAGGTTTAGGTGGGATAACAACTTCGAAACAAAAGGTGACGGCGGCGCCATCTGCAACCAGTGCGGAAACGGCAGCGGAATCACCTGGCTAATGAAGCTGTCAGGAATGACGTTTCCAGAGTCAATGGAGGCACTGGCCGGATTTCTGAACATGCACCCACGCGAAAAACTTGAGGCGATTAGAAAGCAGTTGCCAAAAGTCAATGGTGCATCGGACTGCCTTGCTCCAGAAGAAGTGGCGGCCATCATGGAAAAAGCAGGCGGCGACACTATAACCGGTAAAACTGGTGAACTGGTGGCGATACCACTCTATATGGCTGGAACCATGTCGCCGTGCAACGTGGCTTTTCTGGCAGACGATGAAACCGTGTCATTTCGCGCGGGTTTTAGCCATGAATACACTCGTGGAAGACTTACGCGCGGCGCAGTGACACCGATTGGTGAAAAAACAGAGTGGACATACCTGGTTGCGGATTACCTCGATGCCTGGCGAGCACACCGGCTTACCGGTGCTCATGTCTGGTGTTGCTGGTCGCCGGAAAATATGTGGGAAGTTGTGCGCAATGTGAGCGATGAACAGCGAGCTAAACTTCGCTGCATCATTAATAATAATTTCGACGAGGTATGCGCCGCCGAGAATGCTGGCCTGCCGATACTGATTACTGATGATGGTAATGATATCCGTTACAGCGGCGCCATCAGAAAAAGGCTGTATAAACCAGAAGAGCTATTTGAAGCACTAAAAAACAAACCCTCCTGATGGAGGGTTTTTGTTATTCTATGCTAATTAAAACGTAACCAGGAAGATATAAGCTTACATCAGCTATATGCACAATTAATTTATCAACCCTCTCACCTGTGTAATCACCATCCCATTCATAAAGAGCAAGAATGTCTCCAACCTTAAAATTACGGTCGTTATTCCTTAGTTCAGCCCTCTTTAAACCATCAACAACAGGCCAAAAGTGTTGAGGTAATATTTTAAGTTCATGTACTTTGCTCATCATTTCAGTCTCGGGTTCAGGTAAACAGTGTTATTAAGGAATACGCAATATCCATCTTCTTCAAGAGACGGCAAAACGTTTGACTTGAGTCTGTCATAAATGTGAGGTATACCTTTGAATGGTCTAACGTTTTTTAGTGAATCATACAGCCATTTCACAGTTACATTTGTCTTTCCTTTTTGCGCAGCTGTGCGCAATTTTTCAGCAACAACATCAATTTCTGATTTCTCGCCAGCGTATCCATTTGACTCAACGGCGTCAGTAAATGTTTTTGTTAGTGCATCATAAACGCTTATGGCGCGGCTTATATGCTCCTCACCAATAATTTTTGATCGACGACCGCCATCGCACCAGTTTTCAGCTGCATGGAATATTGCCGAAAGCCTGATTATCTGTTTGTCAGCCTTACCCATGGCGCCACGAAGCAAAACGTGATCCCATTTACCACCTGGCAGGAAATTCTTTTCCCACTGGTTTCGCAAAAGTCCAATCATACGCTGCGATTCTTTAGCGAGGGAGAAAACAACCTTCTCAGAAGCCACAAGGTTATGCACAAATCTGGCATATTCCGCCTTTAGTTCTTTAGGCATTGGCTTACTTACCGGGCAATCATTTTCCACATCCCAATGCTCACGATAACCCAGCATTGACTGCTCACGAAGCATCAGGAATCGCTCTGACAATCCGTTACCCCTGTCGCCAGCCGACAGAATGGCATCAATACTTTCATCCTGTGCAATGACGCTGATGTTACCAAGCACATAGCCAGATGAAACGCCACGACCAACGCGAGCTGAGCCAACAAACCCTCCATCCCAGCCTTTCAGGATGACCTCGGCGTTAGATTTCCCTCCATCCTTGCCATACGAAAGGCCAAGACAGGTATTTAAAACGCTTGCCTCATCACTTATCAGGTTGAAAAAACCACCCTCATGAATTGCCTGGTGCTGCACCGCTTCTGGCGTTGCATCAGTTAACGGGTATGTGATGGTGTAAAGACTTTCCAGTTTTTCCTTCTCTTTTGCAATGTCATCTCCAATGATGGCCTTCGCGTTCTGATTCGTCGCTTCCTTGTAGGCCTTCATCAGGTCTTCAATGCGAATGTTTATCTTTACAATTTCCTTCTCCATCTTTTTTGACAGGTTGTCATACTCAATTTTTATCGGGTTCATGTGCATTGAGTTGATGGCTGTCTTGCCAGCTGATGGCGGCTGCGACGTCACCACATACAAGGAAACAGGCAATTCAGAACCGTAGTATTCAACGCTAAAATTTCGTGTCATGGCACTTGCTACGCAGCCAAGAAGATGCATGAATGACGTGCTAACTGGGAATTGCACAGCCCTCGCTGCTGCAACTGAGTAGCGCGTTATCAGGTCTTTCCTGTTGTCGCTGGTAAGCTCTATCTCCGAGTATGTTACATCCTTCTCCTGCCCTTCCTTAATTTCCGGCCACATGTTATGGCTTGGTGTCATGCCATGATGAATGGCGACGCGAGCCGCAGAAGTGTGCGCTTCTCTTGCCTGGTTGAAGATTTCCTGTGCTGTAATCATTTAAACCTCATACTCGGTTGCAAATGATTCGTGTGGGTTTTCTGATAGCCACTGCTTAGCTTTAAGAACGGCTGCGTTTGCCTCTTCTGCCGTATCGAACATTCCCAAATCATATCTTTTCTTCAAAACCATCACTCTGGCGCGGAACTTTTTTGATGCCTTGTGAAAATCAACACCATAGTATCCAGTCGTTGATTTTGGTGAAGCAACCCACCTTGCTCCACGTCCTTTATCATTCATTTTTCGCTTTAATAAAATTCCATGGTTACTCATATCAAACCCCCTCGTCTTTTGCTCCCTAAAACATACCACCAAACTCCCCAAAAATCAACACCACTCAACGCAGCGTGTTAGGGGCATCTGGGGCAGCATTGGGGCACCCTATTTGCCCCAAGCTTTTTCTCTATAAGTATATGTAATATAATAATAATAGTAGTAGTTGGGTTAATTGGGTATATTATTATTCATATTATAGATTTTATTTTAACAATAAATTAACAAACTGGCGGCGTTTTTATATATACAAGGGGATGGGTATCAAAATTGCCCCACTGCCCCAAAAATGTTAAATCCCTTTAGTGACAAGGCTTGCGTGTGGGGCAACACCATGCCCCAGCACCTTACCCACAGGGGTAAATTTTACCCCAGGCGGATTTATTTTCACCATCATATTGACGTAGATTGAGCGCCATCGTATAGTTACCACACCAACAACAAAGAGGTGATAAAAATGACCAAAGCAATCTACACGCGCACGCAACTGGAACCAGAAATGGGCGCAGTGAAAGCGCAAAACTTTATGATGGCTCAGGCGATGCATGCATACAGCAACGGGAAACGAGTCTGTCGCGTTTTTAGCGGCGAAGGCAAGCAAAGACGCATCGAGCAGGTAATCGTGTCATCTGGTAAAAACTAAACCGGTTTAGCAACGATGAATAAATTACTGGCAGTGGTTTTACTAGTTATCGCTAACGCGGCAAGCGCTGAGACTATATGGGTCACGAAGTATGCGCTGACCCGTGGCATTCAGAAGTACGAAAGCGCACAGCTATTCGCAGATGGTCAGGTGGCTGTAGTTGTCGATGTTTACTTTAAACGTGGTGAATACTGGCTTGATGAGCAACAGGCAAAAGAGCATGCGGAGACTTTGCGGCAACGCCGGGTATCTGCACTGATGCGTGAGCTTGAACGTTTACAGGCGGTTAAGTGAGGATTTATGGATATCGAAATTAACGAAGTTCAGGAAATTATTAAAAATCTTGAGAGCAGAGGTGAACTCTCAATCAAAGAGGAGAAATACCTCAAGATTGCAAAACTGTGCGGGAAGTTGGCTGCGGAGAATGTGGGGCTGAGTCCTTTAATCGCCGAGAACTGGAATATGCGTGACCTGCTTCGTCAGTTAATGGCTGGACGCCCAGGCGGGGTGTATTTCAACAAATGGGAGAAGCTAATCGTTGGGGTGCTGAACGAAACCCCAGCCACCGATCGCTTCGTAGCCGGGATTAAGGCTGATGGGGTGGAGGAGTTTTCGAAAACTCTAGAGGGGGCCGCTGACATTTGTGGTAAGTCAAAAGCATGGGAGGCGCAAGAAAATTTACTTGATTTTGCTGAGCGTGGATTCGACTTCGCCAAGCAGCTGCGCGAGGGGGCCAAATGAGCAAGGTAAACCACAGCATCGCCGCAAAGCCAATTAATAAAGAAATGATTGAAACCTACCTTCATTTTGACGGTTTGGATTTTTACTGGAAGGAAAGACCGCTTCACATGTTCAAAATTGAGGCATCTTGCATTTCATGGAATAAACGATTTGCTGGCAAAAAGGCAAGCCACACATCCTGTAAAGGCTATCAGGAAATACGCTTGCTTGGGTCAGTATATAAAGCGCATCGCTTTGTCTGGTGCATGCATAACGGCGACATACCCAAGGAAATGTCTATTGATCATATCAACCATGACCGATCTGACAACCGTATAGAAAACCTCCGTTTAGTCACTCAGGCTGAAAATAAGAGAAACGCAACAGTCAGAAAAGACAACTCTTCGCATGCAGTGGGAGTTCATTTCAGAAGGGACATTCGGAAGTGGACCGCATACATCTTCGATGGGGAAAAGAAAAAGCATTTAGGCACCTTTCTAGAAAGGAAAGACGCAGAGTCAGCGAGACTTAATGCAGAAAAACAACTTGGGTTTCATCCCAATCATGGGAAAGCTAAATGCGAGGCTCATTATGACAACTGATGTCACCGAACTGGCGCAGAGCCTGAAAGCGGCAGCAGAGAAGTATAAATCTGTTTGGGGTATTGCTCGTTATTCAAAGGCTGTTGAAGCCAGAGAGAAATTCCATGAGTTAGTGACCCCTGCCAACGTCATCGCTCTGGTAGAGGCGCTGGAGAAGGCGCAGCAGGAGAGGGAAAACTGGCGCACCAGCTTTGATAACGAGCGGTTCCGCGCTGATAAACTCAAAGCGTATATCGATGATATGGAACCCATCCGCGCAGCAGCTGAAAAACTGGTCCGCTGCAAAGGTCGCTATCACAGCGAGCAGAACTACCGAGCACTGGCGGCACTGTTTGGCGTGAAAACCCCGGACCTGCCGCCGTTGGAGCATGAAAACGTCCATTATGCCGATGCTGCAGAGATGGAGATTGAAGCACTGCGCCAGCGCATCGCCGAGCTGGAGTCCCGCACCGTCACTGTAGAAAACCTGCAGGAGAGCGCCTACAGAGCTGGCTTAACTGCTGGCTGGAATCTTGGGCTGGCTAATAACAACGACGGGTTCAATAAATGCCTGGCGGCTCATGCCGCCGGCATCAAGGTGGAGGCTGAGTGATGGCTATAGAAAACCCGAAATCATGCCCGCACTGCGGCGGTGAGAATGGATTCCACACGAAAGAGGTTGTGGATTACAAACAGTTTTATGCTTGGGATGGTTCATTCCTTGAGGGGCAGCACACCAGCGGCATTCGCGGCGGGAAAGCGTTCTACTGCTGCGACTGCGGTCGGAATATAACATCGAGCATCAATAAGCCAGGAGCCAACCAATGACCAGCAAATTAACCAGAGAGCGCCTGGTAAAAATTAAATCCTGGCGGGAAATTTACGGCGCAGGAAGCAACGTAATGCTGCCAGCAGAAGAAGCGGAAGAGCTGGCCTGCTTGGCGCTGGCCGCAATGGACAGCTAGCCGGTGGCTGTAACCGACGATGAGCTTAATGCCGCGCTACAGCTTCATCGCCTGAAGGTTGACGGTCACAGCCAGCTTTCGGACGCCTTCCGAGCCGGTTTTAGGTACGCTCGACGTACCGCCCCGCAGCCAGCGCCGGTAGTACCGGAGGATGTTCGCCAGGCGCTTAGCATAATGGACGATGAAATTATTGCTGAGCTGGACGCCGAAGAAAGCGCCTGCCGCTCCGCCATGCTCAACGGAGGTAAGTCATGAAACCCTACATCATCCGCCGCCTAATCGCCGCAGCATTAGCCGTATTCTGGATTGCTGCTGCATTAGCCGTCTACCTTATCGTGAGGTGAGTTATGCTGTGGAGCGACATTCAGGCTGCATGCGAAGAGGCTGACTTTCTGTACGAGGAGACTGGTAAGCATCATGACGTCATTCAGGTTGGCAGCATGATGATGGTGGTTGAGCATAACAGCATGCTTCGCCATATGTACTCGACGACGAGGTATCAGTGATGCCGCAAAAATCAAAGCAGGAGGTGTGGAAGGCTGCGCAGATTGAAGGCGTTGACCACTTTATAACAGCAATCGCCAAAGCCTTCCCTGATGCGATTGAGGTGGTTCACGTTCAAAGCAATAACTGTAATGTTTGGTGTTATGCGAAAACTGATGTACAATCATCTCATCAATCATCACCCACCACCCTTTAACCCGCTTCGGCGGGTTCTTTTTTATGCCTCATGCGGCATGGTGTAGAATCTGATACAATATCGAATAACGGAAAAATAGCGAAATATTGATAGGTTTTATCTATGGCTAAAAAACTATTCAGTAGCGAAAATCAACCACCAAATAAGCGCGGAAAAGACAAACGAAAGCTGCTTATTGAGGCGCTGGAGCGAAAAGGGTTTACCGAGGAGACGCTTTACGACACTATCGTTGATATGGCTATTAATCAACGCGACACTGCAATGATGAAAGAGCTTATCGTGCGATTTAGCCCCCTACCCAAGCCCGTAGCCCCTGTGTTTGAGGTCGACTTCCCTGATGATGGCACGCCGGTAGAGAAGATTGATGCAGTCATTCGCGGCATTGCATCCGGCATCATCCCAGCCGACATTGGCAAGATGTTTGCCGAAGTTATTAAGACCGGCCTTGACGTCGCGGAAGTAACAGAGCTTGCGGCGCGCCTTGAGAGGCTTGAGAAGCTACTGGAGCAGCAACAGTAACTGATTTATAATAATCAGTGCGGCTAGGGGGCACCCGAAAAGCGACTCATCACCGCCTGCCGCATTCACTTCAATGATGCCCTGATGAGGAATCTATATATGGCACGCAAAAAACTCTCAGCACCAGCAATTGAAAAACTCGAAGAGATTATTGGCGATGGCGTGATTGATGCGCCTGAATCTGCGGTGTTCGGTGTTGTTAATACAGATAAGCAGATTGTTCGCAAACTAAAAATGACGCAAAGCGGAGTTGATGACGTTAGCGACTCTGATATTGGCGTTGATCACCTGATGCCAGAAAAGCTGGAAAAGCTACTTTACCCCAAGCGTAATAAGATTGTGTTTGGCGGGCGCGGATGCTTAGCCATCGGCACGATGGTGAGGATGTTTGATGGTAGCCTAAAACGCGTAGAGGATATCGTTGTTGGCGATAAGGTTATGGGTCCAGACAGTAAACCACGAAATGTTTTAAACATCTGTCGGGGGTTTGATGACATGTATACGGTTCATCAAAAATATGCTGATGACTACACTGTCAACTCAAGTCACATACTGTCATTACGAAAGATTCCATCTGCTATCAGTGACGAGACAAAAACACCGGATGGTAAAAGAATTTATCGTTATTACCCGAATGAACCTGAAATACTGAATATTGGTGTTTCAGAATATTTGTCGCGCGCAACTTCCAAAAAGTTCCGCCATGTCTTTAAAGGGTGGCGAACAGGATGGGATTTTAATGACCAAAGCGTCCCAGTTGACCCGTACTTTCTTGGTTTATGGTTAGGTGATGGTTCATCTCGTGGTGTTGAAGTGTGCACGCCTGATCCAGAGATAGTTGACTACATTCACAACGTGGCAAGCCAATACGGGATGCAGGTAAAGGTTCGCGACGATGATAGATGCCCTGTCTATGCGATAACTAATGGTCGAGCTGCTGGCATGGGAAAGAACACCAACCCGTTACTAACTAAAATGCAGCAGCTTGGGGTGATTAATAATAAACACATACCTGACTGCTATATCAAAAACAGCAGAGAGGTAAGACTTCAGATTCTGGCTGGGCTATTGGATACTGATTCGCATTATGACCAGAAAAAGAAAAGCTATTCTTTCACATCAATAAATAAAGAAATGGCCTTCTCTTTGATGGATGTGGCAAGATCGCTTGGCTTCAAGTCAAGCATAATCAAAAAGACTGATGTCACCTTTGAATATAAAGGTGAGAAAAGAATATACGAAAAGGACGTATGGGAGGTGTTCGTTAGTGGTGACCTTCATACAATCCCATGCCGAGTAAAAAGGAAGATAGCAGAGAAAACCAAGTCAACCCGTGGAAAGATGACTGAGGTGTCATTGTCTTATGTCGGGCATGGTGAATACGCTGGGTTCACTATTGATGGCGATCATCTTTTCCTGCTTGCTGATGGCACGGTTACACACAACAGCGGAAAAACAAGGACAGTAACAACAATACTTACGGAGCGTGCACGCTTTAAGCCTGACAGGATAGCTTGTTTTCGTGAGATTCAGCAGTCTATTGAGGATAGTTCATATCAGGAGCTGAAAGACGAGATTGACAGGAAGGGCGAGACAAAAGAGTTTCGCGTCATCAACAACGAAATAACACACAAGGTAACGAAAGCAAAGTTCCGCTTTAAAGGCCTGTATCGCAACCAGACGACCGTAAAAGGCTTCGCTGGCATTACAGTAGCTTGGGTCGAGGAGGCGGAAAACGTCAGCCAGACAAGCTGGGAAATCCTCACCCCAACAGTCCGCGCTGAAGGGTCAGAGATATGGGTGACTTTCAACCCAAATAAAGAGCATGACCCGACGTGGAAAATATGGGTTGAGCCTTTTTATAATAAATTGCGCGAAAATGGCGGCATCTATGAGGATGATGAAAACCTGATTATCGAGTGTAATTACTCAGACAATCCGTGGTTCTGGGATACTCCGCTCCCAAGCCAAATGCGGCGCATGAAAGAAACCGACTTCGACCGCTATCAATGGGTGTGGGGCGGTCGCTTTAACAAGCGTAATGATGAGCAGGTATTTGGCGGTAAGTGGCGCGTTGCTGATTTCGAGGTTAAGCCGGAATGGCATGGGCCTTACTTTGGCATCGACTTTGGATTCTCGCAGGACGCAACGGCGATGGTTGAGGTTTACATTGAGAAACTTCCTGATGACCGCCGCAACCTTTACGTCGCGCGCGAATACGGCCGTGTAGGCCTTGAGATTACCGACACACCTACAGCGATGGAGCAATCATTCCCACTCTCCAGGAAGGCAAGATGGTATGGGGACTGCTCTCGGCCAGAAACAATCAGTCACATCAAACGCGCAGGATTTGATATCCATCCATGCAATAAGTGGCCCGGGAGCGTGGAGGAGGGTGTAACCTGGCTCAGGGGTTGCGACAGCATCATCATTCATGACCGCTGCACACAGACTCAGGAAGAGTTCACTATGTACAGTTACAAGGTGGACAAGCTGACGGGTAACGTGCTCACAAATATTGTGGATGCGTGGAACCACTTCATTGACGCAATCAGATATGCATGCAACGATCACATCGTACAGCGTGGCTCTGGATGGATTAGAAGGAGCAGGAGATAAGAAAAAGCCCCTGCCGGGGTCTATTTATAAAGCCAGCAATGAATCCCCGCGTTGCGCATGGCGGCATAAATCACGTCATCAGACACGACCGCCATTGCCACTCTGTCTGCATCAATCTGCTGATGCGAAGCCATGATGTCATCATAGAAAACATCGTTAGCATGCAGCCACTCATACGCATGCTTTGCCCTCATGATAAGCACATCATGCCCGGCAGAGTAGAGCGACTTAGCCAGCGCAACGTTGCCAGAAATAGCATTTCCTTCCGCATCACGCAGCACGCCATCAAGCTCGAAAATGACACATTTCATAAGATTTCTCCGAGAGGTTTCATTTTAATCTACGCCATGCTAGAATCTACGTCAAGGCGCATTGACATAACTACATCACCAGGGGCATCATGAAGGCATACTCATCTTTTTCGTGGGAGCAGAAGGAAAAAATATACTCACTCGCAAGAGCTGGTGTGTCGGATGAGGCACTGTGCGAAAGGTACGATGTGGATGAGGCTATTCTTCTGCGCATGTATGATGAAGTGCTGTGTGAGTTGCAGCGGCGTCGTGGTTATAGTGGCCTGAAGACGATTAATGATTTCTTTCGGAATGTTGAGCTAAATAACGATGAGGGTGGTGATTTATGAAGGGTATCGTATTTATGATTGAGGTGATGAAATGACAACAATTGCATGGGATGGGGTTACGATTGCGCACGATAGTCAGTCCACTGCCGGAAGCCTGATTATGGCTAACCAGCAGAAGTCTTTTGTACTTGATGAAAATGATAAGTTTTTTATTTGCGGTGAGCTGGCTGTATTGATTGTTGGTAGTGGTGCTGCTGGCGATGAACGATATGCGAAGCAGTTCATGCGTCGGGCCGTTGATGACATTATGGAGATGCCAGAAGAGCTGGACTTTACTCAGTGGGTATTCACAGATAAAGGGAACTGTTTTGCCATCCAGAAGATTCCTGGAAATAAATATCCAGCGGTTTACGCAGTCACTCCCCCGCTTGCTGCTGGTTGTGGGCGAGACTTTGCTATGACCGCAATGTACTTGGGGCAGACTGCTGAACAGGCGGTAATTACTGCGTCAGTTCTGGATGCTTTCACTGACTCAAATGTTAAAACATATAAATTTAAACACGGCGAGGGGGTGAAATGATTATTGATGGTGAGTATTTTCACGATGTTAAATTGTTCCTAAGCGACAGCGGCGCGCTGCATTGTTCGCAGCAAAATGAGGGACCGGAAGAGATGACAAGTTAATCATCGACAAACACCAGGCCGCGCAGCTTATCGAAGTCCTGCAACGCTGGGTTGATGACGAGGTGAAGTGATGTCGTATTTCTTCCTGATATTCGTAATCACAAGCAATACGTCCAATATGCAGGTGGTGCCGATGCAAAGCATGGAGCAGCGCCGGGCGGCCGTTACGGCAATGAAAATCGCTGAGGAAAGACGGACGTGGCGTGATGTAAGTCCAAATGTTAACAATTTGCAATGTGTTGAGGTGAAGTGATGCAACTATTCTGGTCGTTCTGGGTGCCATTTAATTTTCTCTTCTGGTGGTTCGCTGCTCTAAAGGTCAATAACCCTGGGTGGAAGCACGTCGTAGCGGGAACTGTTTTTGCATTTGTCACTGGGATGGTTCCGTTCCTGATATACCAGGCGATAAAATAACACCTACACCATGCTATAATCCCATCCAGCGATGGGATTTTTTATGGTGACGAAATGTCAAAGTTAGAGGCGGTAAACGCCTATATTCAGCAGCGAGTGGCGAACAATAACAGGCTCATCGAGCGGCAGCGCCGGGAGTTTGGCGGGAAGAACCTTGACCAAAAGCACGACAGGCTTTGGTCGGAGTGTGGTTACAGCCAGGAGATTACAGCAGCAGATTTCCGCTTTGCCTACGAGCGATATCCGTTAGCTACAGCGGCGGTTAACCTTGTGCTCAATAAGTCGTGGCAAGGTATGCCCACCGTTCTTGAGCACAATGCTGATGACGAGGCAACATCCAAATGGGAAGTTTCGGTAAACAAAATCCTCAAGAAGTCAGCTCCATTTATCAAAGATGCTGATAAGCGCAACCTGATCAACCGCTACTCAGGCTTGCTGCTTCAGATAAATGATGGCGGCCAATGGAGTGATCCTGTTAATGTGACCAAAACAGGCAGAATTAAAGATGCGGCAATCGTTAGGCTAATCCCATGCTGGGAGGAGCAGTTGCGCGTTTCTCAGTGGCAAAATGACGAGTCAAAGGAGGACTACGGACAGCCTTTGATGTTCGAGTACCAGGAAAGCGCCGTTGATGATTTTGATAACGATGGTAAGCCAAAGCGATCGGTTAAAATCCACCCTGACCGCATTATTACTCTCGCAGAGGGTAGTTTCGATGGGAGCATATTCTCTGGCATTCCTCTGCTTCGAGCTGGATTTAACGCTTTAATAGACTGCGCCAAAATTACCGGAAGTTCAGCGGAAGGGCTCCTCAAAAACTCATCACGTCAATTATCTATATCCTTCAACAAAGATAATGTATCTGTGCAATCCCTTGCGCAGCAAATGGCCGTTACGGTAGAGGAGCTGCCAGATATCCTTAATGAAGATATAGAAAGAATAAATAGCGGGATTGACGCTGCGATGTTTGGGTTTGGCAATGATGTGGATGTGCTGTCAGTAACCATGAACGACCCTGAACCGTTCATGTACGTAGCGGCCAGCCAATTTGCTTCATCCGTAAATATTCCTCTTAACTCATTGCTCGGTAGTCGCAGCG